CGGCCGGCGCGAGCGGCGCGAGTCGCCGGAGAGCGACACGGGCGCGGTACAGCCCGCGCATAGCGGAGCGCGCCGCACCCGCGCGTCGAAGATCCACGACGACCAGGACGGCAGCATCGAATCGCAGGCTGGGCGCTCGCTCCTTTGGCGAATTAACCCCGAGCATCTTGGTGCGGACGGCCCGGTTGCCCAGGTTAGAGCGGCGACCCCGAAGGGCGTGCTGCGCGTGACGGTCGCGCTGAACATGGACATTCAGCACGTCTCGAAGCACTGGCGAACCGACTGGTTCAAGCGGCACGTCGCGGCGTTCATCGTGCCGGGCGGTGTCGCGGAGGAGCCGCGCGCCGGGCAGATCCTTTGGGAGAAGCTCAAGCCCGGAAGCCAGCCCGACATCAACGGCGAGCTCGACCACCGCTGTCTGATGGAGCTGTCGTCGGTGATCTTGAACCGGCTCGATCGCATCGAGGCCGCGCGCGGAGGAAGGGCGTGATGGACGACGACATCATGGAAACGAGGATTGCGAACGCTCGAGCGGTGATCGGACCGAAGTTGCAATCGCTTCGAATGTCTGGAGACGAGCGCGATACCGCCATTGCGTATGCCGCGCTCGAGGAACTGGTCGCATTCGATGCGTCGCTTGCCTGGAAGAGCTTTCTAAACGAGGCGCTTGCCGAGTTGCTCTGGAGCGTTAAGCGATGAACCTGCCCACCAAATCCGGCGACTATGAAATGCCCGAAGCCGTCGCGGCTGCGTACTTGAAGCTGTACCCGTCCGCCGAATACGAATTCGCGCGCATGGCGATATGGCTGGAAGCCAATCCGTCGCGCCGTCCCGCCAGCCCTAAGTCCGCGCCGAAGTTCGTCGCGAACTGGTTCAGGCGCGTCCCGCAAGCCGCGCGACAGTCGCCCGCCGCGAGCCGCGCTGCGGCGTTCATGGCAAGCCTGCGCGAACCGTTGCGCCAATCGGAGGTGATTAATGTCGAGACAACAAACGCAGCCGCTTCCCGACTCCTGGGTGCTTAGGCTTTTCGCGCGGTTCGCCGAGGTGTACGGATCGCAAAAGACGGCGGCCATGTGGGGCGACGTGGGCGTGGATTCGCTTGTGCCGGTGTGGGCCGAGGCACTTGGCCGGTTTGACGCCGCGACGCTAGGCGCTGCGGTGCGCGCGATGCCCGAACGCGATTCGGCCTGGCCCCCGACGCTGCCCGAATTCTTGGCGCTGTGTCGCGCGCAGAAGGTGCGGCCCGAGCACGTCCAGGCATTGCCGCTGCCGCAGCGCACGGCGGAAGAAGTTGCCGCAGGGGCCGAACGGTTGGCGGCGGCGAAAAGCGCCGCGGGCGTGTCGACGCGCAGGGCGGGTGACAAGGCGTGGGCGATGCGCGTGATCGAGCGCGCCGCAGCGGGCGACAAGGCGCTCGCCCCGATCACAGTGCAGATCGCTCGCGAGGCGCTAGGGGCGGGCGCGTGACGTGTCGGACGTGTACGCATGCGGGCGAGCGCGCGACGGCGGAATGGACACGCGTGCTCTGGTGCGCGAAGTGGCGAACCATCCCGACGCGCGTCTGCGCCGACTACCAGCGAGAGCCCGGTGCGGACTGACGACAAGCCGCCGTGCAACGAGTGCCGGCATTCGCAGGGCTGGAAGCCGCCGTTCCTGCAAACCAAGGCGCTCGCACTGGTCTGCACGCACCCGTCGGCAATCCGAATCAACCAGGGCGCGGTCTGGCTGGCATCGCTGGCGCGCGAGATATGCAAAGGGAGACGCTTTGAACGCATCACGAAACACTGACGAGGTCGTGCGGATGCTGACCCGTGCGCTCGAGCAGGTCCAGCGGCGCGGGGCCATTGGGTGCGAGATACACGTGGCGCACGCAGACGGCGTCTCCGAGTTCCAGACCTGGAACATGGCTGGGGTGGGCGAGGCCGAGGCGGGGTTGTTTGCGGCAGCGCCGGTCGGGGGTGCGCAGTGAGTCGCGCGCAACGGGACAAGGGGGCTCGAGGCGAAAACGAATACGCCGCGCTGCTGTCCGAAGCGCTCGGCATGCCCATCCGCCGCAAGCTCGGTCAGGCCCGCGACGGCGGCGACGACATCGAAGTGGGTCCGTTTCGGATTGAGGTGAAGCGCAGGGAAGCGCTGCGCATCGACGCGTGGTGCGAGCAAGTCGAGGCATGCGCCGGGCCCGGTCAGATTCCGGTCGTCGCCTACCGTCGAAACGGGCAGGAGTGGCGCGTGGTGCTGCGTAACGACGATTTCCTGCGGCTGATGCGGGGCGAGCTATGACGCCGCCGGTCGGGACGCGCGTTATCTGGTGGCGTATGCCGCGTCGCGGATCGCCCTGCAATACGCCGCGACTGCGGCTGCTCGGCTACGTGCGCAAACGCGCTGGCTCGCACGCGCTGGTGGAACTCGACGACGGCGAGGTCGCATGGGCTGACGCAAAGTTCCTGGAGGTCGTGGGCAATGGCTGACGCGCTCGTACACCGGCTCGAGGTCGACATCCTCGACGAGACAGCATCGCTCGACGAATCGCCGCTGCATCGTGACGAGGTGCGTGCGCGGCTCATGACGGCGCTCGAGCGCATACGGTTGCAGATCAGCAGGCAGGATGCGCTGCGACTGGAAATGCTGATCGAGCGGCGGACGAAGGCCAGGCCATGACCGACGACCGCTTGATGCTTGCCCGCACTGAACGCATAGAGTCAACCCGTGACCGTCTGGTCAACTGGGCCAGGTGGTCGCGCACCAGCCGCAACCGGCTGCATACCTGCTGCAGCATCGAAGGGCGCTATCGGCCCGAGCGGTTGACTGAGCAGGAGGAGGCGGACCGGCGCACGGCTGACGATCCGATCGACGTGCGGGATGCGCTTGCCGTCTTCCGCGCGGTCAATCCCGCCAACGGGTTCCCGGTGCGGTTCACTCTGGCGCTCTCGGCGGAGTTCATCTTCCGGCTGCGCCCGGACCAGTTCCGCGCCTACATGCGCCGCCACGGCGAGCACGTGCGCGAGCGCGAATACGACGAGTTGGTGCGGATCGCAATCCACGCGGCAGCCAACGCGCTGCAACGTCGTGATATGCGCGTGACCCTTGACGCTTGACGCCGGATAATGTACGCGTTACATTCACACAACGTCGCCGGAACGCAGTCCGTGTCCTCGCAGGCCCGCATTGGGCCTGTCGGCGTCTCAAAGGCCCGCCAGTCATCACGACTCGCGGGCCTTTTCGTTTTGTCCGTGTCTCCTCTCCCTTGTCTTACACGGTCAGGGTTACCCGGCGGGCTGATGTTCGCCGGGTTTCTTTCATGAGCAAGACACGACACGGTCCATACCAGACAGCGGCTTGGCAAAGGCGCCGCGCTTCGCATTTGACCGCCGAGCCGTTGTGCCGGATGTGCGCGGCCGACCGGCGAGTCACTGCGGCAACCGTCGCCGACCACGTCGTGCCGCACAAAGGCGACGCCGTTAAGTTCTGGCACGGCGAGCTGCAGTCCCTGTGCAAGCACTGCCACGATTCGCGCAAGCAGCGCATCGAGCGCGGCGGTATCGATCCGGGTTGCGACGCAAGCGGGGTGCCGCTCGACCCGACGCACCACTGGCGTGCGTGACCGCTGACTGCGGCATTGACTGTTGCGCGGGCGCGACACCGGGGGCGGTTCCAATCTTCCGGGTCGATGGGCCTAGACCGCGCATAAGCCTCAGCAGTCAGTAACCGCGACCTTTAGGGGTCTCCACGCGCGCGCGTGGAATCACACGTAGGAACACATGGGCGCTCGAGGCCGTAAATCGCTGTCCGCGCTGGCGGTCGTCGTGCCAATGTCGGACGACCGGCTGATGCCGCCGTCGCACCTGTCGGCTGACCAGGCGGCGGAATGGCGTGCGATTGTCGACTCGCTGCCGGCCGATTACTTCCGGCCCGGCGACGTGCCGCTGCTTGCGGCCTACTGCGTCGCGGCGACGTTCTACAAGAAAGCCGCTGCCGAGATGGAAGCGCGCGGCATGACGTTGACGGACGACAAGGGCCGCGAGTACGTGAACCCGCACCACCAAGTCCTGACGAGCCAGGCGTCGGCGATGGCGCAGATGGCGGTGAAGCTGCGGCTCTGCCCGTCGGCCCGCTACACCGAGAAGTCGGCGGCAACGAAGGCCGCGAGCAGCGGCGGCGGACGCAGGCCGTGGGACGACGACCAGCAAGTCGCGGGTTGACGCGCGGCGAGCGCAACTGCGCCTGGATCGAACGCAATTGCCGCGTCCCCGAGGGCCGGCTAGTCGGCCAGCCCGTCGAGTTGCGCCCTTTCCAACGCGAGATCGTCTGCGGTATCTACGACAACCCGGCCGGCACCCGGCGGGCGATCGTCTCGTTCGGACGTAAAAACGCGAAGACTTCGCTGTCGGCATTTTTGCTTTTGCTTCACCTAGCGGGCCCAGAGGCGCGGCGCAATTCGCAGTTGTTCTCGGCCGCGCAGTCGCGCGAGCAGGCGTCGATTCTGTTTGCACTCGCGGCGAAAGTCGTCCGCATGTCGCCGGGCCTGTCGCGTTACGTGACCATCCGCGACACCGCGAAGCAGTTGGCGTGCGCTGAACTGGGCACGCTGTACCGCGCGCTGTCGGCCGACGCGTCGACCGCCTACGGCCTGTCGCCCGTGTTCGTCGTGCATGACGAGCTAGGCCAAGTGCGCGGGCCGCGCTCGGAACTGTTCGAGGCGCTCGAGACGGCGTCGGCCGCGCAGGTCGAGCCGCTGTCGATCGTGATTTCGACGCAGGCACCGAACGACGCCGACCTGCTGTCGGTGCTGATCGATGACGCAAAGGCGAGCGGCGACGAGCGTACGCGGTTGTTCCTGTACTCCGCGCCGATCGATGACGACCCGTTTTCGGACGAGTCAATCCGAGCGGCGAATCCCGCGTTCGATGAGTTCATGAACCGCGACGAGGTCCGCCAGCAAGCGGCCGAGGCGAAGCGGATGAAGTCCCGCGAGGGCAGCTATCGAAACCTCGTACTCAATCAGAGGATTGAGACGCGCTCGCCGTTTATTTCGCGGGCGCTGTGGCAAGAGAACATTGGCACGCTCGAGGACTACAACGGCGCGCCCGTGACTCTTGGCCTAGACCTGTCGTCGGTGTCCGACCTGACGGCGCTAGTCGCCTGGTGGCAGGGCGACGAGTCGATTCAAGTCCGCGCGTGGTTCTGGACGCCGGCAGATGGGCTGCACGACCGCGCCCGACGCGACCGCGCGCCGTATGACCAGTGGGTCCGCGAAGGCTACCTACTGACCACGCCCGGCTCGTCGATTGACTACGACCACGTCGCCGCGATGGTGTGCGAGTTGTGCTCGGAATGGGACGTCGCGGTGCTGTCGTTCGACAGGTGGCGCATCGATCAGTTCAAGGGCGCGATGCAGCGCCAAGGCGCAAGCGACGAGTTGTTGTCGTTGATGAAGCCGTTCGGCCAAGGGTTCCAAAGCATGGCCCCGGCGTTGGACGCAACCGAGCGGGCGCTGCTCGGCAAACGAATCAGTCACGGCGGGCACCCTGTGCTGACGATGTGCGCGGCTAACGCGGTCGTCACGGCGGACCCTGCTGGGAATAGGAAACTGGACAAGATGAAATCTACCGGACGCATCGACGGCATGGTCGCGCTGGCAATGGCGGCCGGATCGGCTGCGCCCGCGGAAGTTGCGCCGCCCGTTTTTGCCGAGGTCTGGTAGTGGCGACCGACAGTTGGTGGCGCCGGCTGCTGCCGCAGCGCAAGGCGTCCGATCCGTTAAGCCTGCTGCGCGACATCTACGGCGGGGCGACGTCGTCGAGCGGAATCACCGTCAACTATCAGACGGCGCTGCAATGCTCGGTTGCGCTGGCCTGCGCGCGAGTGATTGCCGAGGGCATGTCGCAGGTGCCGTGCCGGCTGATGCGGTCCGACGGACTGATGCACGAAGCCGCGATGGACGATCCGCGGTACGAACTGCTTGAGTCTGCACCGTCCGAGTTTCAGACAGCGGTCGAGTTCTTCGACCAGATCGGCATGCACCTGGTGCTGGCCGGCAATGCGTACGTCTGGGTCAACCGGGTCAACGGGCGCGCAACTGAGTTGCTGCCGTTCGAGCCGCGGCATGTCACGGTCGAGCGTGACGGGTGGACGCTGACCTATCGCATCAAGCCGGACGACGGCGCGTCGATCACGCTTCCGGCATCCGAGGTGTGGCATATCCGCGGGCCGTCCTGGAACGGCTACACCGGACTGGATGGCGTGCATCTCGCGCGCGAGGCCATTGGTCTGTCGCTGGCAGCCGAGAAGCACGGCTCAAGCACTTTCCGCAATGGCGCGAGGCCGAGCGGCATTCTGACGACGGACCAGGTGCTGACCGCCGACCAGCGAACGCAACTGCGCGAGTCCTGGCAAGCCAGCCAGGGCGGCAGCGAGAACGCGGGCCGCGTCGCCGTGATGAGCAACGGAATGAAGTTCTTGGCGATGAGCGGCAGCAACGTCGAGGCACAGTTCCTCGAGGCCCGCGCGTTCCAGGTTGAGGAAGTCTGCCGGCACTTTCGCGTGATGCCGATCATGGTCGGTTACGCCAACAACACGACGACGTATGCGTCGGCCGAGCAGATGTTCTTGGCGCACGTCGTGCACACGATGGGTCCGTGGTATCGGCGGGTCGAGAAGTCGGCATCAATGGCGCTGCTGTCGCCCGAAGAACGTGCGGGCGGACTGGCGTGGAAGTTCTTCCCGAATGCGCTCATGCGCGGGGCCAGCCAGGCAAGGGCCGACTTCTACACCAAGCTCTTCAACGTCGGCGCTTTGTCGCCAAACGAGATCCGTGCGCTCGAGGATATGAACCCGTATCCGGGCGGCGACGAGAGGCGCGTGCCGATGAACATGGAAGCGCCCGATGACGATCGCGACAGTGATCGCGATGACACGCCGGACGACCGCGGCGACCAGTAGGGGCTACTTATGCAGCAGACGATGTGCGTGCCGCTGGAGGTCAAGTTCGACCCGGCGGAGAGCGAAGCCATGGCCTTTCAAGGCTACGGGGCGGTGTTCGGCAATGTCGATGCGTACGGCGACGTCATCAAGGCGGGTGCCTTTGCGCGTTACCTGGCCGACGTGAAGTCCGGCCGCACGGCCTGGCCGATGATGCTTTCGCAGCACGGCGCGGCGGGACTGACGGCCGAGGACATGACGCCGATCGGTGTCTGGACGGAACTTGCCGAGGACGGCCACGGGCTGCGCGTCAAGGGCCGGCTCGCCGATACGCCGCGCGGTCGCGAGGTGTACGAGTTGCTGCGCATGTCGCCGCGTCCTGCGCTCGACGGCATGTCGATTGGGTATCTGGCGAAGGCGTGGAGTCCGCGCACGAAGCCGGAAGAACCCAAGCGCACGCTGACCGACATTGAGTTGGTCGAAATCTCGGTTGTCTCGCGACCGGCGAACCTGCTGGCGCGGGTCGACGGGGTGAAGTCCATCGAAGAACTGGCGTCCCTGCGCGACGCCGAACGGTTCCTGCGTGAGCGCTTCGGATGCAGCAAGTCCGAGGCGGTCGCGTTCGTTTCTCGAATCAATGGCCTGCTGCGGAGCGAGTCTGCAAAAGGTCATGACGGGCCGGGCGATCCGGCGGTCGACGAGCTGTCCGCGCTCATCAAGCGGAACATCGGCGCGCTGCGTTAACGCAGTCCGTCAACAACCCAAACCAAGCCGCCTTCGGGCGGTTTTTTCATTTCTGAGGTCAGCAAATGAGCGACATGCTCGAACTGAAAAACCTGCTCGAAGAGCAGGGCCGCGCTTGGGAAGAGTTCAAGCGCACCAACGACGCCCGCATCGACGCCATCGAGAAATCGAAGGCGACCGGCGACTTTGAGGCGAAACTCGCCACCATCGACGCTGCGCTTGACGCCGCCCAAAAGCGCGCGGACGAAGCGGTGAAGATCGCCCAGCGGCCGAACTTCGGCGCCGGCCCGCACGACCCGGTCGAGATGGAAGCCAAGGCGTTTACCGGCCTGCCCGTGCGCCGGTCCGGGCCGATGGACACGGACGCCTATGTCGCCTACAAGCAGGCGTTCAACGGCTACCTGCGCGCCCGCGGCAACCTCGACCTGATGTCGGACGTGCATCGCAAGTCGATGCAGGCCGGTATCGACATCGACGGCGGTTACCTGCTGCCGCCGCCCGCCCAAGCTGCGATCCTGCAGAAGGTGCGCGAGATGTCCGCCATGCGCGAGATCTGCGGCTCGATCGCGATCAGCACGAACGCCATCGAGGGCGTGGTCGACCGTGGCGATGCGGCGGCCGCGTGGGTCGGTGAAGTTGCGTCGCGTCCCGCGACCGACACCCCGAACCTGTCGCGCGACCGGATCGAGACGTTCGAGATTTACAGCAACCCGCAGCTGTCGCAGCAACTCGTCGAGGACGCGAGCGTCGACGTCGAAGGCTGGATGATCGACCGCGTCGCCACGGCGTTTGCCGAGGCCGAGGACACCGCGTTCGTGGGCGGTGCCGGCGTTGCGTCGCCGCGTGGCCTGACGACCTACACGACCGCGACGACGGCTGATGCAACCCGCACCTGGGGCCAGCTGCAGCACGTCATCACGGGCGCGTCGGGTGCGTTCCACACCACGAAGGCCGACCCGCTGGTCGACGCTGTCGCGGCGCTCAAGACGGGCTACCTCGCGAACGCGCGTTGGCTGATGGCGCGGGCGACGCTGGCTGCGGTGCGCAAGCTCAAGGAAGCGACTTCGGACCGCTACCTGTGGGAGCCGTCGCTGCAGGCGGGCGTGCCGTCGACGCTGCTCGGCTACCCGGTGACGCTCGACGAGAACATGCCGGCCATCGCCGCGTCGTCGCTGTCCATCGCGTTCGGCGACTTCCAGCGCGGCTATCTGATCGTCGATCGCGTGGGCACTTCGGTCCTGCGTGACCCGTACTCGAACAAGCCGTACATCGGCCTGTACGTGCGGCGTCGCGTGGGCGGCGCTGTCCGGGACTTCGATGCAATTAAGCTCATCAAGTTCATTAATTGATCGACTGAATGACGGGCGGCCACGCGCCGCTCGTCTTTCGCGCAACCACATCAGGAATTCGTCATGAGCATTCAGAACAACGATCTTCACTCGAACGTGACGATCGCGCGCGGCGTCGGGCCGGTCGCGATCGGCACTACCGGCACCGGCCAAGTCGGCGCCATCATCGACCGCCAGGGCTACGGCGGCGTCGAGTTTCTCATCAGCTACGGCACCGTCACCGCCACCGCTGCGGTCTACACCGTGACGCTGAAAGAGGGCGACGCGACCGGCTCGATGACCTCGGTCGCTGACTCCGACATGATCGGCACCGAAGCGCTCGCGGGCGTTGGCGCCGGGACTCGGGTCGACGGCACCAACCGGCTGGTCACCAAGAAGCTCGGCTACAAGGGCAACAAACGGTATGTGCAGTGCGGCGTCAAGTCCACTGCCACGGCCGGCACGTTGGTGTCGGTCAACGCCGTGCTGTTTAATCCCGCCGTCGGCTGATCTGTGCGAGTCGCAATCCTCGGGCTGGGTCCGTCACTCAGCGATTACGTCGATCTGACCAAGCGTCTCGGCGGCCGGCACAAGCTGGTCGACCAGGTGTGGGGCATCAACGCGGTCGGCGACATCGTGCAATGCGATGCCGTGATTCATATGGACGACGTGAGGATTCAGGAGCGGCGCGCTGCTGCCGCTCCCGACTCGAACATCGCGGCGATGCTGCAA